AGCGTCTCCCCGCCGCTCTGATACGTTGGCAGTTCCAAAACCTCGCCGTCTTCGGTGGCCGTAATAGCCCCGAACTTCTGCGCGGCCTGATAGGCGGCCTTAGCCCTTTCTTCGATGGCCGCAAGGTTCGCTTTAGCCTCGCTCCATGCGCGGATGCCTTTGAAGTCCCACTTACCAGCAGCGGCCTTCTTTTCGACGATTACGCCCGCGATGGGGATTGCACGCTCTGCGTACTTCGCAGCCTCGGCAATGGCCTGCTCTTTGATTTGCTCCTTCGCTTCCTTCGCCACCTTTTCAATCTTCGCCAGTTCGGCAAAGGCGGTCAGCGGGTCAGCTTCGCCCCGCTCTACGGCAAAGGCAAGCTGCTTAATGTTGTATGTTATTGAGTTTTCCATAGTGTTTAGCTTTCGTCGTCTGTCAAATCCAATGGTGAAAGGTACGCTTCGGCCTCGCGGATCATGTCGTCGGCCTCGTCTTCGGGTACAAGCTCGATTGAATAATCCCCAACGTTACCAGACTTGTATTGAATCGTGTCCCATAGCACGTCTGAACTATCCGCGCCGAGGTCGTCGCATATTGACTCCCACGCCTTAACCCAAGTTGAGTTTGTGACCCGTATGCGGACAAAGTGCCACGGGTCAGTATGAACGTTTGTGTAGCGCGGTGCATCGGGCCACACCTTCGCCAACTGCTCAGCAGTGGCGGTGATAATGAAGTGAAGTGTTTTGCTCATGGTTGAACCTCCACTTTGATTACGTAGTCGTTACCGGGAACGTGATGCCAGCTTCCGTCTGCGATTGTGTCCGGAATGGGTTCGCACTCAAAGTACTTGTCGAGAATGTCAAGGACGCGATGGCCGCGTACATACTCGAATACGTCGCCTTTGATGTGCCTCTGACAGCCTGCGAGTGTTACAACGTAGCACTCTTTCATGTCGATGCGTGAAGTTGTTTTTGTGATTTCCATGGATGCGAATGTACACCCGCGCAGTAATACCGCGCAACAATTATTTACAATTATTTTGTAACTGCCTGAAGTACAGCAGAATAAATTTCTATCCGCGCTAAGTTTACATACTGCAAACAGCCCGCATCCTGAAGATATTCTGCGTTCGGCCTGCCGTCAAGTTCGCCCGCCTTCGCCCGGTTGAGCAGCGCCATCCATTCGCGGTTGTTCTTTGCGGTGTACACTCCCGCGCTTTCGTGGTTGCGGTACGGGCCAAAGTCCGAAGCGATTAGCGGCAGGCAGTACGCGCCCGCCTCTTTGACCTTTATGTCGCTTTTCATGGCGTTGAAGTTGTTGGCGATTAGCGGCGCGATAACCACATCCATTCCCGCGTAATAACCGCCATACTCCGACGGGTGAACACCGGGGCGCAGCTTCAGCCAGTCTGGATGGCCACCGGGTGCAATGGCTTCGGCAACCGCTATCCATTCACGGTCAGCCGGGTCATAGCCGCAAAGGTTAATCTCCACGCCGCCCTGTTCAGCGAAGGCCCGCAAAGCGTCCGCAATCATTAGCAGGTCGTACCGATGGCCGCGCCCGCCGATGAACCCAACCCGGTACGCGGGTGATGGTTCTTTGCTCAGGTTCCATTGCTTAGATGTGAAGTCGAGTGCGTTCTGAACGATGTGCCATTCTTTATTAACCTTGCCCACCATTGCGCCCAGCCGCTCGTTTTCCACGATGACAGCCGCCGCGTGATAGATTGCCTCTTGCGTCTTAGTGTGCAGGCCGCGCCGCTCCCATTCATGCCGGGCTGGGTTGTAGCGGTTCAGCATCCAGTAATCATCAATGTCCACGATGTACGGAATGCCGAGCGCATCCAGATCATTGATGACCGCGCCCTGTATCTCTGCGAGTGTGCCGCTCCATGTAACGACATCGTATTGCTTCAGGTCGGGCGGCGGGTTGGGGTTGCCTTTCGCATCGCGCGTAGTCCAGACGGATACTTCAGCAAAGCCCCTAATTTGCAAGTCGGTCAGGGGCGCGTAAAGGCGGTGATAAGAAACACCGCTCATGCCGTTGAGGATGGCTAATACTTTCAATTCAGGTCGAAGTTAAAGTCTAACACCGTATCGTCTGCATCCACCTCAGCAGCCAGCACCCCGATAACCTTCAGGTAAGGGTAATTGACAGCGCATTCATGCTCCGCCAGCTTCCATGTAGGGGCTTCGATGCGCGGCCCTGCAAAGGTCTTTAGGCCACCCGTGGCGCGGTCAATGGCTCTCAGTTCGGTTAGGTAGATGTTCATTTCCAGATTGTTACTTCGATACTAAATTCCCCGTTTGCGTGTTCCTCAGGGCGGTCTTTATTTGTGCAGGTGTCGATGACTTTCATTGCCCACTTGTACCCATCCACCCCGGCAGCCCTTAGCACGCCTTCAACGCTGAACGTGTGAGGCGGGTCGCATTGGTTCGGTAAGTAAAAGTATCGGTGGTCAAGGTTCCACTTGCTGGGTAGCGTCTTCTTGCGTTCGTACAAATCCCGATGTGGAAGGCTTATAAGCACCACGCCGCCCGGCTTGCAAATGCGCACCCAGTTCTTAACCGCCGTTACCGGGTCGTCGAGGTGTTCCAGAACGTGCGAGGCATAGACGTAGTCGAAGGTGTCATCTGCATACACGTCCATCGTGGTCGCATCGCAGATGTCTTTATCGTGGTGAATGCAATCGGTTAGGCTGATAGTATCGAAGCCGTCGTGCGTGTCGATGCGCCCGCATCCAATGTCAATACCCTGCTTTCCGGTAATAAAGCGGCGGTAAAAGCCGGACTTTACCCGGCGGTCGTGTGCTTTGCGTGTTTCAGCCATCTAATTTTGCCTTGTAGTGTTCGGTGATGCGGTGCATCTCGCGCTCGTAGAATATCGGAAAGTCTTCGCTTACCCCTTGCTGCTCCCACAGGCGAAACAGCACACCGCGCAATCGCTGGGCGGGTGTCTTTGCGTTAAGCTCAATGTCCGCCTTCAGGTTGTCGATAAGGTCGGATTCAGCCGCGCTAAACGGTTCGGGTTTGATTGCGAGGTAGCAAAGCTGCTGCGACATTGCCATAACCGCGCCCGCCTTGGATGGGTCGAGCTCCTGCGTGCCGAAGCCAATATGCAGCGTCCGGTCTTTGCGGGTTCGCACGCCTTCAAGCTGCGCGGGTAGGATTATCATTTGTTCAGGTTCAGGGTAACGTGAACTTCGCCCTCATGTTCAATCACTTGCTTATCTCGCCAGCCGTGGTTACACTTCAGGTCAAATATTAGGCCCGTGGTATTCCCTTCGCCGTTGATAAGGGCGTTGTGCTTTCGTTCCTCGATGCGGGTGTAGATGCTTTTTACTGTGGCGGAATACTCAGGCTTTGCATCGTATTCTGACAGCGTGTGACGGTCTATCTTGTGGTATTCGCAAAAGTCCCCGACCGTCGGGATGCGAGCCGCTGGCACTTCTGTAATGCCGCCCTTGTTGTTCAGTGTCGGGCGGGTGTATGCAGCACACCAGCCCATGTATTCCTCAAATGCCTTTCGCAGGTGTTCGGGTGTTTCAAATATCTTCGGTCGTCCCATATCGGTATTTGGTTACTTCGTTGTCGATTATCCTATCCATGACCCAGCCGAACCGCGCAAAGAATATCCTCGCTCCGTTGCCTGTCATGATGTTTACCCGCCCTTGCGCCGGGTCGATGGTCGCATCCTCTGGATGCTGCACAAATAGCCCGCTCATGTCGTTGGCTTTGAAATCCTTCATTAACTGCTTCATGTTTTCGTTGGTGAGCTGGGTCGCGTCCCCGATTGCGATTGCGTTGGGGTGAGGTCGGAAACACGGCGCGGCTTTGGCCTGCGAGATAGCAAACTCCGAACCGCATTTGTCGCACTTCCATACGTCGTACCCATTGACGGTGTAACGATCGGTTGAGTAGGCAAGGCAGGCATGGCAGATCATTTCAGGAATCGCTCAATTATGTAGGCCATATTCTCGGTGTTGTAGATCACGTTCCAGTGCTTGCCTTGGCTGACAACGTTCGGGCAGTATGGCGAAAGCTCCAAGGCCCGGCGCATATCGTAAATCTCGGCAAGGGCAAAAGGGCTGCTTTGATTGCCAAAGTGAAATTCACTGTTCCACATGATTTCAGCCATTTCGAGGAAGTCTTTAACAGGTTTGTGAATAGCCTTGGGAACGAGAGCCGCAAACTTGTGGTACTCCGATTCCAGACCGATAAACAAAACATCATACGGCACGTCTTGCAACAGCCGCCACTTATCGTCATTCCCGGCTACGCTGTTACGGTAGCGGGTGGAAAGGTTAACCGTGATGTATTCAGGCTTGCCGGGTGTTTTCATAATTTCGCCCGGTATTTCCACATTTACATCCCAATCCACTGGTGGTATGAGTTCCGGGTATTCCGCAAGAATCCACCGACGTATGTCATAGCCGGAAAGGTTCAGGCTGTGTTCCCTGAACTTGTCGAGGTCATAATCCACGCTCGCAGTGTTCCCGATAACCGCATCAATGCCCCACGCATTGCACAGCGGCAAAAGCATTTCAGCCGTGCCCTTGTCAAGCATGACGTTCTTTAACGGGTGTTCAATACCAGCCGCGTATTGCGCAGGCCGCTCGATGTTCAGGTAAAGGGTAGCACCGCCCTGCGAATACCTCGCTATCGTCGGCAGCATGTAGATGATGTCGCCCGCGTTGCCGGAATGTTTCCAAGTGGTCATTG